AGATCTTGCGTTACCTTTCTTAAAAATTTTGGGACAACTATCTCCAGAGGTAAACAAAAGAGATGGTAAATATGTCGAAGGCGCAGAGCCCGGCAAGATAATAAATACTGTCACTAATGCATTGTACGACAAGATTTCTGTTGTGCCATGTCATTACAAAAGACAATACATAGAATGGCAAGATAGAGGTACCAGCACTGGTGCACCTGTTGCGATTCATGAGGCAGATAGTGATATTATAAGTCAGACCACTAGGGGTAAGGACTATAAAGATAGATTACCAAATGGTAATTATCTTGATAATACTGCTAATCACTTTGTGCTTTGTCTTGGTGACACTCCAGAGACAGCATTGATCTCTATGAAATCTACTCAATTAAAAGTTAGTAGAAAGTGGAATTCAATGATGATGGGTATAAAAATGCAGGGTAAAAATGGTTTGTTTACTCCGCCAACATACAGCCACATTTATAATCTATCTACTGTTCAGATGTCTAACGACAAAGGAACATGGTTTGGTTGGGATGTAACAAAGGTGGGACCAGTCACAGATAAAGGTATCTATGACATGGCGAAAGCTTTTGCTGAATCTGTAGGTAAAGGTGAGATACAAGCTAAACCTGAAGTTCAAGAGCAGACTAAAAAATCTTTGAATTTATAAAATCCTAGGTAGTGGGCGTCTAAGCGAGAGTGGAAACGCCCACTTTTTAATTTATGAATGAAAAGATTATCAAAGCACCGATTACATTTGAAGATTGGATAGATCTGGGACGGGTCATCATACCCTGTGATACAAAGCAGAGTGTGGTAGAAAAATGGTCTGACCCTGATTTTAAGATTACGAAAGAAGAATGGAGAATAGAACATGCAACAAAACAGATAGGACTTAGACTAGATCAATACATAGATTTTGATATTGACAATCCTGTTGTAAAAAGATTTACAAGCGACCACATAAAATCATGTGGTGCAATATTTGGTAGAAGAAATAATCCATCAAGTCATTATCTTTGGTCTGGTACATCAGACTATAAAAAATTTGCATTACCAAAAGAATTAGAAAATTATTATAAAGAATATCAACATGGAGCAACACTCTGTGAAATAAGACACGGGGCAAATAAATATACATTAGTTCCAGAAACAAAATATCATACGACAAACGAGATTGTAAAATGGGTCAAGTATGATGGTATAGATGAATATCCAGGTAATCTGAAAGTAGATCTTGGTAAGATAGCCTTGTCTGCAGCGCTCTGCATAACATATGCAGGATCAGGACAGAGAGATGATTATTGCACTGCCATGGCAGGTGTATTATTAAAACACACAGAATGGAACGTGGATGACATAGATGATTTTGTTTATAAGATCGCTATCGCAGCGAAGGACGAAGAGGCAGATAAGAGAAAAAGAAAAGGCACAACACATAAAAAAGCAAACAGAAAATTTGGTATGCCAAAGCTCGCAGAGATCATTGGGTGCTCTACAAAAACAATCGCAACATTATTTAGTTGGATAGGTGTGCAGGAGGCAACAAGCGAGGAGGCAAAGCAATCTATCGGTCAGATAATAGAGTATGGCAGTGATAGATATTTTGTAAAGATAAACGCTGTGGTGCAGGGTGAGGCTGTTGAGAAAACAATAACGGTGGATGGACCCACACTTAGAAACAAAAAATTATTCTACGATGCTGTAATTAGCAAGGCATCTGTGTGGATACCAGAAATGAAAGCTGCGGACTTTGAGGAGATTATGCGTAGAAAGTATGAGGCAAGAGAGAAATCAAATAATTATGTAGAGGAGGCAGAGGAGGATTTAAGATTTGTAAAACATTTTAAGAATTATATTGCAGAGCAAAAAGCATACACAAATAAAAGAGAACTGGCATACTTTGGTCTGCCATACTTTAATGTCAATAAAAACATATTAGAATTTAATCTGGATAAATTTGAGGATTATCTACACAAACAAAAAGTAAATCTACCAAGGGTTGACCTGGTAATCAAATGTCAGAACATATTAAAAGCAAAAAAGAATCACGGCAAATATGGTGAGAAATCTTGTGTGTCATGGCGTATGACAGGACAGAAAATAGACAAAGAGGATCTAATAATAGAGGGAGAATACAAGGAGGTAACAGATGAGACAGCCTAAATTTATATCAGGACCACCAGGGACAGGTAAGACATCCATGTTTATCACACAGAAATACACGGAGTTATTAGAAAAATATTCTTACAAAAAGATAATAATATTATCACACACCAATGTTGCAGCTGATGAGATAAGAGACGAGATACTTAAACTACCAGAGATGCAGGGTGTCACAAAGAAGACAATGAAATATAACATCTGCACGATACACTCATACTGCAAGAGCAGACTAGTTGGACGTAAAGAGGTGTTTGGTTATGCAGATCATATGAATCTGACAACAATAGATTCTCTTTTCAAATTACAGAGAGTTACAGAATCAGAGTTTAACTCTGACAAACATAGATTTTATAGATATCTGGCTGATGCGTATGGTAAAGGCAATACGATAAAAGAACATTGGAAGACGTGTGATAAAGAAGTCTATAAACCATATAGTCTAAACTCAATAGAGGAGATGATAGAGCATTATGTGAAATATAAAAAAGATAATCATGTCTGTGATTATGCTGACATGATACAAGACTTTATTGACAAAGCTGTAGAACCAGACATCGATGCACTGATAGTTGATGAGGCACAGGATAGTAACGTGCCACAGAGAGAGGCTCTCGACAAGATGGCAACAAAAGCAAAAGAATATTATTTTGTTGGAGATGCAGACCAGACCATATTTGAATTTGCAGGATCTGATGCAGATTACTACCACAGATTATCCAAAGATGCAGAGCAATTAGAACAGGGACACAGATGTGGCAAGACAATAAACAATCTATGTAAAGACATAATAAAACCAGTGTGGGATTATTATGGTTATAAGAGAATCTGGAAACCGACAGATGTGATAGGCAATCACTATCATCTACCTGGTCTAGATAAAAGATGTAGTGCTATGACTGCTTTGCTAGAGAAGATAAGATATACTGACGAGACTTTTCTATTTACCTATCGCGGCACGCCGTCAGATTCATGGGTCAAAAAATTTTTCAAACAACATGGTATAGAGTTTGCCCATGTAGGGAACACGGCTCACGTACCAAAGAAAGAATTACGATGTCATAAATTATGGCCGGACTTCTGTAAAGGAACACCCATGCCATTGAAACAGATAAAAGATTTCTGGCAATACATGGGTAGCAAAGTAATAGTTCACGGCAGAGGTGAGGAGACTTTTGATGAGTGGGTGGATAGAGAGTATACGATAGATTACATGATATATCACAAGTATCTAAAAGATAATGCCGCAAAAGAAAAAGATTTTGCATTGATAAGAAAAAAAACAGATCCTGATAGATTGATCTACATTAGAAAGATTCTAAACAAGGGTTATGATGATGGAGAGGTCAGAGTAAAATATGCTAATATACACACAGTCAAGGGTCTGACGTTTGATAATGTTATCGTTGATCTAACCTCTACAAGACTAGAGGACTACTTCACACAACTTAGATTAAAATATGTTGCGTATAGTAGGGGTAAGTTTGATTGTTGGACTGTGGCATCACAGGGTAAATATACACTGGGGGTTAGATGAGGGACGATCTGATGGTGCAACAGCAGATAGAGGGTGAGTGGCAGCACATGGTGGCTGTCATCTGTCTTAATCAGACTGGACGCAAGAAGGTCAAGAGGATATTACCAGGATTCTTTGAGAGATTTCCCAATGCGTGGAAACTATTATTATCAGACACAGACACGATAGCAGAGATGTTAAAAGATCTTGGTATGAAGAATGTAAGAGCAAACAGGATATGGAGAATGACCTGTGATTTTATAGAGTGGGATGGCAACGATGCTACAGAATTATTTGGTATAGGCAAGTATGGCAGTGACAGCTACAGAATATTTTTTAAAAATGAGATACCAGATAATGTGCAGGACAAAGAACTTAAACGATATATAGAGGAGGAGATGAATGACACATAAAGATCTATTTAAAGGAACAACGTATAACTCACTAGAAGAACAGGTTGGTGGAAAACATTATCGAAACATGAAGATTCAGCCAGCAGAGTTTATCAACGAGAATAAACTATTGTTTGCAGAGGGGAATGCTATAAAATATATTTGCAGGCATTCTGTAAAAGGAAAGGAAGAGGATATTAAAAAAGCGATACATTATCTAGAGATGATATTAGAGAGAGATTATAATGTGTAATACACCAGAGGATCTAAATCTTGATGGTATAGATACTGTTGCGATAGACATAGAGACCTACGATCCTAACCTTAAAACAAAAGGTTTGGGTGCCATACGTGGTGATGGTTTTATCTGTGGCATCGCTGTTGCTAGTGATAATGATCTTGCATACTTTCCAATACGTCACTCCGATACGACACTAGATTCCGAAAGAATAAAAAAAATGTGGCAGGTTTTAAACGATAAGATATTTCAGAATGATAAGATTACAAAAGTATTTCACAATGCGATGTACGATGTCTGTTGGATCAGAGCCGTAACTGGTAAAATGATTAAGGGTAGAATAGTTGATACCATGATAGCTGCATCTGTTATTGATGAGAATAGGTTCAAATACTCACTCGATGCATTATCAAAAGATTATCTCAACGAAGAGAAATATAAATACGATCTACAACAGAAAACACTAG